GCTCCAACCTTCGCTTACTCCTCCTCCATTACCTCCGTTGGATCCAGAAGAACCAGACCCATTCCCATTACCACCATTGCCATTACCATTACCATTAGAAACATTACCATTGCCATTCTTTTTAGTGTTGTTTTCACTATTATCTTCAGACTTTTCTTCTTCCCTTTCTTTACGGAGATAACCACCCAGACCTACACGATATCCACCAGGGATTCGCTTACACTTTTTATCTTTATAGCAGTAGTAATACCCCTGCTTACACCTTTTCATTTTGTTTTTCTGAGTTATTACTATTTAGAAATCCTTGTTTCAGAAGTTTTTGTAGTTCTGATGTAGAACCAACAAACACTGCGTTATTAGTAATACTATTAGGACCTTTTGTGCTATCTTCTTCAAGGTCCTTAAGTTTCTTTTGTAAATCTGCTAGTTTATCAGTGGTATCTGCCACACTCTTTATAAGTTGTCCAGCGACTTCATATGCTCTAGGACTAGCACTTTCACCCGCTAATTCCATTATGCCATTTATTGCTTCTTGTCCCTTTTCAATTAAAGAATATAAATTCGCTCTTGTATATTCATAGTCTTTTTTGATATCGTTATTTTCTACCGGTTTTTTGATAGGAACGGTTTTTTCTGTTTCTACAATACTACTTTCCACGTTAAGTGCATCATCAATCGCATCAAAATTAGACATAACTATTAAATATCAGATTGTCTTGTAGGACTATACGACTTAGAATCTGTAAATGTTTCAAACGTTTCAGAGAATCCAAAGTCATCACCTGGATTTGCATCAATTGGATCGGGTACAACAGTATATCTCATTTCTCTCTTAGCAGTTTGTGTATTTGTATCACTGTAAGTATCAACAATAACCTTACGGATGAGACCTTCAGGATTATCAGCAACGGGACCAAACAGGTATGTTTTTGCTGTGAATCGTAAAGTATATATTAAAGCTCTACGTGTAGAAAAATCTCCCTCATAATCATCTTGGAAAGAAACTGAATTTAAAATAACTGGGATATCTCTTTTTTCACCAATAGATTCAACTAAATCTACGGTAATATTAAAAGATGGTTGAAAATAAGGAAGTATCTGCTCAACAATTTGAAGAGCATCATCATTTAATTTAGATAGAATACTTAGTTCAAATCCAATATTATATGGAACAGGCATAAAGACTTTCTTCATCTTGTCATTATTATCAACTGCTCTGAAAGTTTGAGTGATGCCAGACTTTCTAGTTGAATCATATGAAATGGATGTCATTTCAAATGACATTCTAGGTAAAGTGATCTGAACAGGTTTATCCAGATTTGCTTGCTGCTCTAATCTTGCAAGAAATTTTTGAGTAGGTCCATATGCCAAAGGAACCTTCAATTGACTTACAACACCACCACTTGAATCCTTGTGTTTGATGTTTAAATCATTAAACAAAGTGCCAAAAGATATGATAGTCTTTCTTATGATTTCGTGGTAGTAATAAGATCCTAACATTAGTATGTTCCGAAGGGATTAGTTTCGCTGAAGTCAATCAGACTATCTGCTTGTGTTTCAAATTCATCATTGTCTCTATATTTATCTGTCTCTGTGTTAGCTACACCAGTATTCTTAATTACATAAGCAGCGCCAGACTTAGCACCAGTAAGAGTTTCACCAGCGAAGAAGTAACCAGATGTGAGACCAACACGAAGAATATTGGTATCTGAATCCCATCTCTTAACCCTAGCAGACATACCAGATCTAGACCCAGTGATGACCTCATTGAACCAGTAAGTTCCAATACCGGTTGTTGCAGCAGTTCCGATGGTCACAGTTGGACCAGATCCCAAGAATCCTGCACCAGCATTTGCAATTCTAATTTCACTGATAGTTCCTGCAGCAGATACAACTGCTTTAGCACTGGCACTAATTGTTGGAGACAGTGAAGGTACTGAAATGGTTACTGGAGGTGTTGTAGTAAATCCACTTCCGCCATCAGTTATTGTAAAGGAAATTACACCTCTAAAAGCAGTGATAATTCCACAAGTAGCGGCAGCACCAGTTCCACCTCCTCCACTAATTGTAATAGTTGGTGTCTGAGTATATCCTGCACCTGCATTAGTGAGTAATATTTCAGATATGGATGTAATATTATTTCTAGTAGTTGTAATTGCTACAGCAGTAGCATTAGTTCCACTAGAAGGTGCTGTCGTAATTGCAACTGTTGGTGTGCTTGTGAATCCAGAACCATCATTATCCAAGAATATTTGCTGAATATATCCAGTTCCTACAGATGCTGTTGCAGAGGCACCAGAACCCGTTGAGAACATGGTAAGGTCTAAGATGTACCCCTGATCCTCAAGAACTGTGTCAATGGTGTCAATAGAGGTATCAAAGACCTCATCTTCATACTCAAAGAGTTCACATTTAAGTTCATAAACATAGTTCTTACCCAATTGATAAAATGGGTTTTCATGTTCTACAAATTTAACTTCAAATAGACGTTTACCAAGTGGGAAATAAATTAAATCTCCTTCTCTTGGTCTTCCTGCAACTTCAACTTCTTGATCACTTTCATCCTCCAAGAACGGTGAAATAAAATCTTCAAACCTCTCTCTAGAAACAGTAACTGTTAACTCATCTCTCAGACTAACACCAAACTTAGTCATGATGTCACCAGCACCACTATACCCATCATATGTGTTTACATATGCTTCCAGTAAGAAGTTATCATCAAACTTAGATGATTGTACTTCCTCAATAATAGTCTGTTTACGAACATACTTTCTAGGAATATATGTTACTTCAACACCATATATTTTGAGTTGTTCATTGATCAACTCTTGTACTAATCTTTGTTCCCCGAAGGAACCTTGTAAGAAAAAAGGATTAAGTGCCATCAGCCGATAAAGTCAAGAGGTGGTAATTCGTATTCCATTGCCATACGACTACGAATTTCAGCAATTTCTCTTTCACCGTCGTCATAATATTGTCTGCCGTTAAGTTCAATTCCTCCAGGTAATTTTGTTCCACCAAACTTAATCATGTTCGCTCCCCACTGTCTCTTAATTAGAGCAGTCAAATATCTCTTAACAAAACTATCATTAAAAATTTGTGTAAAACTTTGTGGATCTAATGCACGATGACAATCAATAACGATGTAATCATCCTCAGTTACACTTCCCCAATCAATATCAAGATACATTCTATCCTGACGCTTATTAAATCTTATTTGCTTTTCTGGAGTTAATAAGAAGTCAATATCCTCAAGATAAGTCTTAGTCATCGCATATTGCAACAACTCCACGGAGTTGAAATAATACAAATCATTCAAGAACAACTGATACTTAATACTGAACATTCCTCCAGAAATACTACTAGTATCAAATTTAAAGATCTTTTCAATACCAATAACTGAGTCTGGTACTTGAATAAAGTTAGATGTCTCGTAAAAATTGGAAGTTGTTGTTCCATATCCACTAATTGATGTGGATGTTGCACTAGTGGTTACGATACCTGCAGTGTTTGTGCTTGAAGAATTATTAGTTGCCCTCCCCCTATCAATATCTGCTTGAGTAAATTTATACTTGAGATACATTCTTTCAACACCATCATAATGACGTTCTTGAAAATACTGAATAGCATCGTCAACCAAATCGTCAATTTGGTCGTCATCAACATTGATCTCCAAAACAGGAGCACCAAGTTGTCTTTTACAGTAATCAATCAGCCCTTGGCGTGTTGACGGTTTTGCCATTAGAATGCCTCAGAGTCTATATTTTTAGTAGTTCTTTTGGATTTTCTCAACTTCACCAACTCATTCTCTTGTTCAGTAATTTTTGATGTTAAAGATTCTACTTGTTGAGTTAAAGTTAGAACCTTTGCTTCCATAGCAATTGATTGGGATAAAAAATCATTCAGTTTCTTTTGATAGGTTACTATCAAATTTTTAATCTCATTCTCATTCATAATTGATATAAAAAAAGGTGGGACTCGCCCACCTGTATTTATAAGTTGTCTTTAATCTTAGAACGAGCCACCGTCTACAGTTATATTTTCCAGACTTCTCGTAGATCCACTACAAGAAATAACTGCTTGACTGTTTCCTTGACAATCACTAACAGTCAGTGCTCCGATCTCAAGATTAGCGTAAGAGATACTTCCCATCACACTATTACTTTCAGTTACCTCGTCAGCAACAACAATTCTTCCAGCACTATCATCCCAGAATACGGAAGCAGTCTTAGCAGAACCACTGTAATAATGTAATACGACACCAACGTCAATATTAGCATCTGAAGAAGGTGCTACGAGAGAACCACCACTGTTAACAAGACCAACTTCAATTAGAGAATCTTCAACCCTTAAGGTTTCCGTATTGATAATAGATTGAGAACCCAGTACGGTGAACGTGCCATTGACGGTTAAATCATCAGCAACTGTAGTCGTACCACTAGCAGAATCAAGAGTTAATCCACCAGAAGAGGTTGTAAGTGTATTAGCGTCAAGACTTAAATTATCAACTGTAGCAGCACCGGTAACTGCGAGGGTAGTGCCATTAAAGGTAAGATTTCCACTATCTTCAAGGGCACCAGCAGTGCCAGCAATAACAACTCTGTTATCTGTGAGGTCACTAACAGTTGCGGACGAAAGAACTGTTTCTGCACCAGAGAAGTTAGCGCCCCCATTACCATCAATAGCACCAGTAACGGTTAAACCAGCACTAACAACAGCGTCCTTAGTGACTGCAATAGAGTCGGTGATGGTTGCATCACCAGTTACTGTGAGGAGTGAACCATTGAATGTAAGATTTCCACTATCCTCAAGAGCACCAGAACTGCCAGCAAGAACAACACGACCAGAAGTCAGGTCACTAACAGTTGCAGAAGAAAGAACTGTTTCTGCACCAGAAATATTAGCACCACCATTACCATCAATTTGACCAGTAAAGGTAGAAACACCGGTTACGGCAATTCCTTCCAGGAAAGTTGCTTGGAAGTTATTGTGAACTACGTTAGACTGGGTAGAAACGGCATTACCCATCAAACCGTGCGAAGAGCACTGATAGTGAAGAACCTGAGGGGTTGTATCAGTTACTGTAATTTCAGTATAAGCACCAGCATTACCAGCAGTACCGTTGGTTGTTACGTTTGTGGTATACTGTGTAGTTTTTTGTGCCTCTAGATAGAAGCGAAGTGGGTGACCACTGTTTGAGTTATCTGCCTGATCAAAGCGATAAGTTACGCCAGGAACGAGAGTAATGAATGGAGATTCGGATCCATCAATATAGTATCCCGAACCAGAACCACTACCATTGTATCTGTGATTAGCAGTCTTGGAAGTAACAGTAACAGTGTATGTAACTGTAGTATTAGCAGCCTCAGTGCTTACTAAACTTTCATATCCATAAACAGAACCACCAGCATATACATCTCTCCACTGCTTATCAAACTCGCCCAAATCAACAGATTTGTCTGCGTTAGGTACAAGACTTGAAATAAATTCACCACCGACGTTAATGTCATCAGTATCAGCATCACCAAGGTTGATTGTTCCACCCCTGAATGTTGCTACACCAACAAATTCGGCATATCCCTGAACGTTTAAGTTTGCACCAACAGTAACGTTCTTGGCAACACCAAGACCACCATCAATTTGGAAAGCACCAGTGCCTGCACTTCCGAGGGTGTTATCGGTAGTATTAGTGACTGTTGTGATACCGGAGATATCAACTGTAGAGTCAATATCAAAGTGACCTGTTACTGTAGTAACACCAGTCAGAACTGAGTTAGCAGAACCGGCACCCCAACTGAGGTTTCCGCTTCCATCATTGGTAAGAACACTACTTGCCCCACCTTGAGTTCCGGGGAAATAGTACGTTACAATTCCAGCCAAAGATGCCGGGGATGCAAGTGTAATATAACTTGTACCGTTATTCGTACCTTCTACGAGGTTAACACCAGATCCACTGGTAGCACCCTCAATAGTCCAGAATCTACCTGAACCTACGAATTGATTGTTTGAAGTCGTCGAGTCAATACCGACGTATAGGTCGTATTTGTCGGTTGTAAAACCTGGCTCACCTGCCCTCAGTGCTGGCAAATTGCTAAAGAGACCTCTCTTGAACTGTAATACAGGAGCAGCCATCTTGTAAAATTCTTACCTTTTTATGTATTTAGTTAAAAAATTACCTTCTATTTAAAAAGTCCCAGCATCATAAGCTTCATCATCACTACCATCGGCAAGGTCAACAATTTGATGTGCCGGAACATGAATATACTCAGAACCATTAAACATTATAAAAGTATTATTTGCTCTAGCATTAATATTAACATCACCAACGTTTGCCAAATTATCAACTGTTGATGTAGCAGCAGATTGGTTTGATGCTACTACTTTAATAGCGTTTGTTTGTCCGACTCTTACAGTCGTGGTATTGTTGTTGGTTTTGACTCTAATA